GGGGTTTTTGACTGTTCCAAAGGTCATCCACCCGTTCTTAAGAAGTTCCTAAGCGGGAAAATTAGCCTTGAAACCCTAGTAATCTATGATAGAATATTCCTGTTCGGGAATAGATTTGATAAGCAACTTTTGGACCCAGTGTGGGGAACCGTAAGTTTAAAGATCAAAAAATATAACCCCTTCCTAAATATTGATGTATTTCGTTATCGTAAAATATTGAAAGAAGTAATCTTAGGAGAAGTATGAGTTTTTTTGATTCTGAAGTTGTACGGGCAGAGATGTCTGAGATAACAGAACTTCAGGAAGAGATATATCAAAATGTGTTCAAGTTTCCTTCAATGAGTAAGGAGGAAAAACTTGAGCATGTAGCAGTTCTTCAAAGACTATTGGATAAACAAAAAATTCTTTATACAAGATTGAGTTTATCTGATGATGAAGAAGCTAAACAAATGAAACAACGTGTTCGTGATTCGGCAATCATGATGGGACTTCCGCCTAATGTTGATATGAATGTTATCTTCAATAACATGACTAAAGTTATTGAAGTTATGAAAGAACGTATTGACTTAACAGGTTCAGACCTGTAGAATAACGAAGTACACAAAAGCCAAATCCAATTAATCCGAGGTACAAAAATGTCTTTTGATAAGCTTAAGAGTCAGTCCAAACTTGGTTCTCTGACTGAAAAATTGGTTAAAGAAGTTGAGAAAATGAGCACTGGTTCTAGTGGTGGTGACGAACGCTTCTGGAAACCAGAAATGGATAAAGCGGGAGTAGGTTCCGCAGTTATCCGTTTTCTCCCCGCCCCTGATGGCGAAGAACTCCCTTGGGTAAAAATGTATTCTCATGCATTTCAAGGACCTGGTGGTTGGTACATTGAAAACTCACTGACCACGGTTGGACAAAAAGATCCTGTCTCTGAATATAACCGCGAACTGTGGAATAGTGGAAGCGATAAGGATAAAGAAACAGTTCGTAAGCAAAAGCGTAAACTGAATTACTACAGCAACATCTATGTTGTTAAGGATCCTGCACATCCTGAAAATGAAGGTAAAGTTTTTCTCTTCAAGTTCGGTAAAAAAATCTTTGATAAGATTCTGAATGCTATGCAACCTGAGTTTGAAGATGAAGAGCCCATTAATCCTTTTGATTTTTGGACTGGTGCTAACTTCCGCATGAAGATCCGTAAGGTTGAAGGATACTGGAACTACGATAAATCAGAATTTGATCGTTCTTCTGCTCTTCTAGATGACGATGATGCTCTTGAAGCAATTTGGAAGAAGGAGTATTCTCTTTCTGCAATTGTTGCTCCTGATCAATTCAAGTCCTATGATGAACTGAAAAAGCGTCTTGATTATGTTCTTGGAACTAAGGGCAGTTCGCGTATGCAATCTGTCACAGAAGAGGAAGAATATGAATCCTATGTTCAAACTCCTTCAAAAGAAACTCGTGTAATGGAAGAACTGGAAGAGTCTTATGCTCGTAGTAAAACTCCAGCTCCCAGTCTTCCAAAAATCTCATCGAATGATTCCGATGAAGATGAAGATGATGCTCTGAGTTATTTTCAACGTCTAGTTGATGAATGATTAAGATAGTAGTCTAATATTATCTCCACGCTTTAAGGTTCTACTTACATACTGAGTAGAACCTTTTTTATATTCCATAGATTCTTCAAGATCATTGATAATAATGTTTAGATATCTTGATTTTAAAATAAAAATGTTTCTCTTCTTTTCTTCAAGACGTGTTTCATAAACATAGTTTGTAATTGAGGTCGTAATATTTGTTCTAGTAATCTGGGTATCCAACCCATAATCATAAAAAGACACACTATAATTTGATGGAACTTCTAATCCTGCAGGGACAATAGTGTATCCAGAACTGTTTTGGACTTGTACGGTTTCATAATGATGAACCGCTGAAAAATTAGAATAAGACTTATACTTACGCAATAAATGCTTATCAAAAGCTGTTTGTGATAATGGCCACTCAGATTGAACGTTAATAATATTGTTCGAAATTAAAATAACCCAATCTAAAGTTGCGTCGTTATAGAATTTGTATGCCAATTCATCTGGTCTTTCATCGCCAACAATACTGTATTTGGTAAAAAATGATAAATCTCCAAATATATCTTCGCGTAACTTTGCTCTTTTAAAGAGATTTTTTGAAACCACATAATCTTGAAGACTATTAGATTCTTTCAATCTATTAACATATTCAAAATCTGGGATGTTGCGAAAATATGAAGACATTTTAGTATCCTATACCAGCGGAATCGTTTGATTGACCATCGATTGCATTGTAATCATCAGAGTAAACTGGTTCTAACTCTGTAAATTGTAATGTTAAACTATATGTAACCATTGTGCCGTCATCTCCACTATCTTCGGATCCAAAAGTCATATATGTTCCATTTGGTGTATAATCAACGCCACAACTTTGGAGAGCACATGTTTTTATTCTATTTAACGAGTTATGATCTCTTTGTGTAGGTCCAAATATGTAATTAATATCAAATACATTAGGAGCTTTTAGAAATAAATTTCTGTCCCCCCTTTTGACTGCCATTCCTTGTTTGAAATATCTAATAATTTTTTTAACCATTATTGCTTCGTCTTTATCTCTTGGAGATAATTGAAATGTAAATGTAAATGGTCTAAGAGTTGGACCACTGAAAAGCAATTCTAAGTTTGGATTGAGAACAGCACCTGAAGTTCTTGCTAATAAGTTTTCTGCATTTACTGCCTGACCAGCAAAATACATTCTCAACGCATTTCCAACGCTAGAATTTGACTTGAAAATCTCAGCAGCTGCAGCAGCATCATCAACTAAAGCTCCACCTGCTGGAGTGAAAGAACCTGTATTCATTGCATTAAATGATGATCCAGCTAAAGCTGATTTTATTGGGTTGAGACGGTCATCACCCCAAGTAACGGCATTTACATCATTGATTGATGGTTGAACAGGCAGAACAACACTACCGAGAGATCTTTCGTTAAGAGGAGCAGATCTTCTTCTTCCGTCAACATTTCCAAAAGTTTGGGTTCCTGATATTCTTTGTAATGAAGTTCCAGTGTATGCCTTTTGTCTAAAAAGAATATAGTCTTGTTTTGTTGTTCTAATGTCTATTGGATAGTAAAGATTTTGATATTCTGATCTTGCCGCAACTCCTGCATATTCTGCAATAGATGCACTTGCTTGTGTATTTGTTACTGTTCCTGTAGCACCAGTTTGAGCCGCTGCTCCAGGTTGTGTTTGTCCACCTCCTCCCTGTCCACTTGTACCAATTGGATTGTTTGGATCGACGGGATTTGCATTTGCTGTGTTATTAAATCCAGGAATTCCTAAATTTGCAGCTGTTATTGGTCCATTTTGTTGATACCAATCTTTTCTTTGATTATTTGCAATTTGTGCTAGTCTTGTCTGAGTTAAATTAGCATAATCAGATGGTGCAACTCCATTAGGAACATAAGAACCGCCAGATCCTTGTTCTAAATTAATTCTATATTGACCACCTATTTTGTCCGAGGTAATAACAGGAATTTCTGCACCCGTTAAAGCATTTCTTCTATAGAGAATATATGATCCTGTGGATCTGTTTAAATCCATGATAAAATTTTCATCGACCGTCCCACCACCAGACCTTGTTACAGACCAAGTAACATTATTTCTTATAATGTTTGGATCGGCAGATGCTGGACTATCTTTCCAAGGCATTATTCATCTCCTTTGAAGTCGGAATCGTTTTTACCATATCCTCTGTATTGTCTATTTACCTTTAGCATCTTTCTGAAAGTTTTATTCGTTTCAGTCCAAACATCAATAGTCTTTACAGGTTTTTCTTCACCATTTTTATAATTTACAAAAGTTTCAATGGGAATTAAACAAACAGCATTCCATTCACTAAACGCAATATCTAAATATAAACCTTGCACTTGACTCATATTATATTTAGATATGCAATTGTAAGGAATTGTTATTCTTCCTTCTTTTAGATTGTCTAGAACAATCATTCTTCTTCTTGGTTCAATGTAATGAAAATTTGCTCCAATAAAACTATCTCCAGAAGTTGATAACACATAAACTAAGGGAAATTTATCATAATATCTTGAATTCTTCGTCACAGACTCATATTCAAACATGAACATGTGCCCAACTTTGGGAACAGTTCTTAATAAATTTTTATCTCTTTCTTCTTCAGCATCACTATTATCTTGTCTTTCTTCCCGAATAAATCTTGTTGGCTGTTGTTGATATTTTTGAACTAGTCTTTTAAGTGCTCTTCTATAGAAAAATGGAGAATCTCCCGCTTCTAAATCTAACTCTTCCTTAATTTCTTCAAAAAGAGTTTTCATTACTTGATTCCCAATTCATCTTCTGTTATAATCTTAAATTCAAGCAAGTGGTCCTTGCAAAATTCATCTGCAGCTTTCCACTTTGCATTATTAGTTTCCCAGGTGTATATCTCATTTAACCAACTTTTGGTTTTCTTTTTGGGATTTGGGTTGGGAGGCATAGTTTGTTTTTTTGGTTTGATTTCAATCACATAGGTTTTAATTTTTCCAGTTTTTTCAGCAACTTTAATGATAAAATCTGGATAATATCTTCTAACTTTATTTTTTACGGGATCAAAATATTTAATTGAAAATTCTTCAGATCCCCATTCTAAAATGTTTTCATTTAGATCGCACCAAGTACAGAATTTTCTTTCCCAACTACTTCTACAAATAATATTATTTGGATTGCCTTTATATTTTTTGGGATGGGATGGTTTGTACCTGCTCTTTATACTTTCTGCCATTATCTCGCATACATATTATATAAGGTAAAATTATTTATAAATGGCTGCTCCAGCTCCAAGATCTCTTAGAATGTCGAGCGTGAAGTCAAAGCTTTTATCCCCAGCATTAACTTCTCATTATCAAGTTTGGTTTAATCCCCCACAAACTGTGAGAGATTGGTCAAGGATAAGAGGTGTTAATTATGATGCAGATTCCGAATTTTATTCGCTTTCATGTTCAGAAGCTTCTTTACCAGGATCAACACTGACTACATTTGAAATTAATAATGATTTTACTGGAGTAACACAAAGACATGCTTATAGAAGATTATATGACGACAGGGCAGATTTTACTTGTTATGTAGACTCTGATCATAAGATCATCAGATTTTTTGAGAATTGGATGAGTTATATTGTTGATGAACAGTTTGCAACTGAGGTTAGGGGAGGAATAAATTCAAAACTTTATCATTATCGAGTTCAATTTCCAAAAGCTTACAAAACAGAGATTTACATTAATAAATTTGAAAGAGATTTTGCAGGAAATATTTTGAGATATAGGTTCTTGGAGGCATTTCCTGTTAGTATTAATTCTATGCCTGTCTCTTATGATTCTTCTAGTTTATTGAAATTGACGGTTTCTTTTGTTTATACAAGGTATATCGTTGATTCTTTATCAGCACCAACAGAAAATTCTTCATCATTTCAAGGAAATCCCATATTTACAAATCCTCAATTTGGGGTGGATACTACAGGACAATTCGAACAAAATGGATTTAATATAACTAGAAATCCTCTTGGTTCTCAGGGACCTGGATTTTAATAACTAAATAATCACACTGAATTTTATAGGATATTATGCCTTTACCACAAATTTCTACGCCAACATATGAGTTGGAATTGCCTTCGACTGGAAAACCCATTCAATATCGACCTTTTCTTGTAAGAGAGGAAAAATTATTAGTACTAGCTCTTGAAAGCGAAGATATAAAAGAAATTACAACCGCAATCAAAGCAGTTATCAAAAGTTGCATACAAACTAAAAATATCAAAGTAGAATCTCTTCCTACCTTCGATATTGAGTATCTGTTTTTAAATATTAGAGGTAAATCCGTTGGCGAGGATTTAGAAGTTAATGTTATTTGTCCTGATGATGGTGAAACAACAGTTCCAGTAAATATCAATATTGATGATATTAAAGTTCAAAAGAAAAAAAATCATTCGTCTAAAATCAAAATAGATGAAAACATTATGATGGAAATGAAATATCCATCATTGGACCAATTTATCAAAAATAATTTTGATATTAGTGGAAACAATATGGATCAATCTTTTGATTTGATTGCTGCTTGTGTAGATAAAATCTACACGGAGGAAGAAGTATGGTCTGCAAGTGATGTAACTAAAGCAGAGATTGTTGAATTTTTAGATCAAATGAATTCTTCTCAGTTCAAACAAATTGAATCGTTCTTTGAAACTATGCCTAAATTATCTCATACTGTAACCGTAGAAAATCCAGTAACTAAAGTTAAGAGTGAAGTAGTTCTGGAGGGATTATCTGATTTTTTCGCATAGCACTGGTCCATATGGACCTTGAAAGTTATTTTAAATTAAATTTTGCGTTAATGCAGTACCATAAATATTCATTAACGGAGGTTGAAAATATGATGCCTTGGGAAAGAGATATCTATGTAGCTCTTTTGAAAAATCATTTAGAAGAAGAAAAAGCCAAGCAAGCACAAAATGGCTGATAATCCATCAAAAATGTCTATTGATACTTCAAAAGATCAGAATTTTGTCGAAGAGAAAATCGATGAAAGAATTCTGAGACTTCTTGGTCTGGAAGACGTTTTTGACTTAGATTATGATACTTATTTGACTCTTCTAAAAGAAGCAATGGTCAAAGGTAGGATGACCAAAAAGTCAATTCCTACAGAAGAGGTTATGCTTGTAACCGAAGAATTTAAAAGGGTAAGGGGAAAGGCAGGTAGATTTAAGGTAAAAAGAGGTAAGATAAACGTAAAAAATATAGGTGGGTCTGTTAAAAGAATTCAAGCGTCAACTAAAAAGTTATTTCTTGGACCTACTATAGGCAGTATTTCTCAAGACGCTAATTCTGAACAGAATAAAAGTTTTTATGATAATATTGC